CGAACGCTCAGTTCCTCGTTCAAGTCGGCGGTTCGTCCAGCACGGGTGTTACGACTGCTAATATTTACGCAAACGTCCAGTTTAATTACGGCACTGGCAACACTGCCAACGGTATCTCTGGCGCTTACTTGGATATTACTGTCACCCCGACCACCACTGCTACGCTGCCATTCCGTGTTGTTGATCTCGTTGTTAATCCTCCGGGCGCAAACGGCACATCGGCTGGCGCGTACAACTACGCAATCGTGGCCTTCAACAACGTCAGCACCAAGCAGCTGACTTCAGTTGGCTAATAAGGAGTAAGGACCAATGGCTGTTAATCTTAGTGCCATCAAAGACCTTCTCCTCCCCGGCCTCCGTGGAGTTGAAGGTAAATACGAGCAGATCCCGTCACAGTATGACAAGATCTTCACCAAGCATGATTCGAAAATGGCTCTCGAACGTACCGCAGAAATGCGCTACCTCGGCTACGCTCAGTTGAAAAACGAAGGTGGCCAGACCAAGTTCGACAACAACGCTGGTGAGCGCTACGTCTATAACCAAGAGCACATTGAAATTGCTCTCGGCTATGCGATTACCCGCAAGGCAATCGACGATAACCTCTACAAAACACAGTTTGCACCTTCCAACCTCGGCTTGATCGAATCGTTCCAGCAGACGAAGGAAATCTACGGCGCTAACGTGTTGAACACTGCAACCACCTACAACTCAGCTGTTGGCGGTGACGGTGTTGCTCTCTGCGCTACCAACCATCCGATCGACGGTGGTACGGTTGCCAATACGCCTACCACGCAGGTTGACCTCAACGAAGCTACATTGCTCAACGCAATGATTGCTATCCGTACGAACTTCCGTGACCAAGCTGGTCTGAAGGTCTTCGCTCGTGGCCGTAAACTGATCGTTCCTCCTCAGTTGGAGCCAATTGCAATTCGTCTGACGAAGACCGAACTGCGTCCCGGCACTGCAGATAACGATGTGAATGCGATTCTGAGCACCGCTGGCGGCCTGCCAGAAAGCTACATGGTCAACGACTTCTTGACCTCAGCTTACGCTTGGTTCTTGCTGACCAACATTGACGGTCTGTCGTATATGGAACGCATTCCCTTCGAAACCGATATGCAAGTCGATTTTGTCACGGACAACCTGCTTGTTAAAGGTTACGAGCGTTATTCCTTCTCGTACTACAACTGGCGTTCGATCTACGGTTCATTCCCAACTTCGTAAGATTGGAGACAGCAAATGTCTATTACAGCTTTCTCTGGTCCGGTTATCGCATTTGGCCAAGCGCCTTATGCAGACTATAACCCCGAATTGGGTCCGTCTTTATTCTATGCTGGTGCGGGTCTTCTTGATCCGCGTCAGTTCTACACCTACGAGCCCGGTCAAGGTTTTGGTAATATCACCGCAGGTTTCCTCGGTTTTACCCGCATCTTGACTGTTAACCAAGTCCCTTCCGCTTTGTCTGCAACCAACATTGCCACCTCACAAACCCCTGTGTCCGGCACTGCTGTTACACTCACTGCCGGTACGGGCGTGACTGGTAGCGTTACAATTGTAAACGCCTCCACTGGTACATCCGTCAGCGGCCTTTTGGCTCTTGATGGTGCAGCTGGGTTGGTTTCTTTCGGCTCTGCTGGCACTGTTCAGTTGTGGGACCCTACCAAGGCTCTTGCTCGGAACGTGCGTATCACTACTGCATCGGGCGATACTGCCGTCTACACTGTTAAAGGTTATGACATCTATGGTTATCCAATGTCAGAAGCCATTACAGCAGCTGGCGCTGGTACCGTTTCTGGCGCAAAAGCCTTCAAGTACATTGCAAGCGTAACTCCAGTCGGCACCGTTGGTGCAACCGTGACTGTTGGTACCGGTGACGTGTATGGCTTCCCCATCTACTCAGCTGCGTTTAACCCCGGTGCTGATGCTGATGTGGCCATTGCTTGGAACGGCGCTGCGATCACTTCGACAACTGGTTACACTGCTGGTGTTACTACTTCACCCGCAACCACTACCACTGGCGATGTGCGCGGTACTTATGCAGTACAATCGGCTTCAGATGCTACCAAGCGTCTGTTGGTTACCCAGTCACCATCACTTGCCAACATCAGTTCCGTCACTGGGCTGTTTGGCGTAACCCAAGCGTAGGAGTAGCTTACCATGAAGGGTAAAGCACATCACGGGCACCACGCGCATCATGGGCATCATGCAGGTCATCATGCTCATCACGCCCACCATGCCCACAAAGCACATATGCACCATGGAATGGATGATATGGAAGAAATGAAGAAGCATAACCGCAAAGTGCGCAAGCACGGCGGTAAGACAGAGCACGATCCAGAAGGTCACTTCGATACGGATCCAGCCCCGCATGAAATCTATGCTGGCAAAGGCTCTAACACTGTGAAGGAAGCGGAAGCCAAAAAGCGTGGCGGTCGTGCTAAAAAGCACCTCGGTCATGTTCACGGCCATCATGCAGCAAAGCGTCACGATCGTCCTGCCCGTAAACATGGCGGTCGCGCAGCTTCTGACATGAACCCCTTGTCTTCTGCTCACAAGGGCACCGAGCCCAAAGCTCATAAGTCCTATGAGCCAGAGCGTGACTAATCTGCTTAGTCAGATGTGAAAACAAGCGGGGGGTCTGCAACGGCTCCCCGTTTCTTTTTAGAGGTTTACAATGGCAAAGACACCGAGTTGGCAGCGTTCCGAGGGCAAATCGCCTTCTGGTGGATTAAATGCAAAAGGTCGTGCATCTTATCATCACGAAACTGGTGGCCATTTACATGCGCCAACAAAAGATACACACAACGCACACCACAAGTCATTCTGTGCCAGAATGGAAGGTATGCGGGCTAAGTTGACCAATCATAAAAATGCACATGACCCAGAAAGCCGCATAAATAAAGCATTGCGCAAGTGGGGTTGCTAATGACTAAGAAGCCATTTTGGGATACAAAAGCACCAGAAGATCATGTGACAAAGCATTTGTCGCGCAAGAAGATACAGCTGGCTAAGGCTCATGCACGTGCTGCGGGCCGCCCATATCCAAATGCCGTAGACAATATAGCTGTAGCGAAGAAGGGTAAGTAATATGGCAGCGTTCTCACAACCCGGCGTAACTTGGCCGTCCATCACACAGAACGGGAAGTATGAGCCATTTCAACTGCAAGTTGCACGTAACCAAATTACGAATCACTCTGTTGTGAGCATTTTTGGCTATCAGTCCGTAATTCCAACATCTGGTTTTATTCCGCTTTGGGAAAATGCAACAACTTATGCATATCCTGCATCTGCAATCACAATGACATTGTTGAGCTCGTCGGCTTCTGATGCTGGTGTTTCTGTGCTGATCAATGGCCTTGATGCCAATTACAATCCCATCTCAGAAACCATTACGTTCACTGCTGGTAACTACACGGGTGTAAACACGACAAACGCCTACCTGCGTATTAACAACATGATTGTTACTGCTGTTCCAACAGCTGGGACGGCAAATGCTGGCACCATTCAACTTCAAAACACTGGTAAAACAGTTACATATGCCCAAATTGCTATTGGTGTGGGCCGTACGCAAGCATCTATTTATACCGTTCCAAACGGCTATACGTTCTATTTGCAACGCACTCAAGGTTTCACCAACATGTCCTATGCTGCAACGTCAACTGGCGTTTATCGCACATGGCAGGTTAACGCGGCTGGCGTTAATTCATTAATCACGCAGCGGCCATTTGTCGCAAACTTTTTGGTTGAGCGGTATTACCCCAATACATATGCCGCCAAAACCGACATTCAGTGGCAAATGCAGGCTGTCACAGCGAGTTTTGCAGCTGGGTTCACCGCTGAAGGCGTTTTGGTTGCAGATAAGTCTGCCACAACCTTCTAATTGGAGGTTATTATGACAACGAGCGGCACGACTGCATTTAACCCTTCGCTTGGCGAGATCACGCTTTATGCTTTTAATTTGTGTGATGTCCGTCCTACAGCAATTACCCAAGAGCATATGCAAAGTGCGCGTATGGCTTGCAACTTTATGTTTGCAAATTGGGCAAATCAAGGCGTTAATTTGTGGGAAGTTTCGCTTGTAACTCAAGCACTTACAGCTGGTACTTCAACCTACAATGTAGACCCCAGCACCATTATGGTTCTTGACGCATACATTGAAGACAGCAGCTCTGGGCAGCCAATTGACCGTCTGATCTTTCCTATTTCGCGCAGTGAATGGGCCTCATATCCCAACAAAACACAGCAAGGGCAAGTCACGGTGTTCTGGTTTGACCGTTTGATCAATCCGACAATCACTCTCTGGGCCGTTCCAGATAATAGTAACCTTGTTTTGAAATATTACGTAGTAAAGCAGATCCAAGATGCCAACTTTACAAGTGGTCAGACGCTTGATGTGCCGTATCGTTGGCTCGATGCTGTTGCTAACGGCTTGGCTTATCGCCTTGCACGTATTTGGAACAAGCCCATAAGCCCACAATTGAAGATTGAGGCTGACGAATCATACAAGATTGCGGCTGATCAAGACACCGAATACGTGTCGTATTACATATCGCCGATGATTTCCGGCTATTATAGGTAGGTTATGTTATGGCCTATGCATCACGGGCTGGTAGAGCAAGGGTAAGCACGAGAAACCCGCAGGCGTTTGCCGTCTGTGACCGCTGTGGCATATGGAACAACCACGTAAACCTTCGCTGGCAATATGATTGGGCCGGTGCAAAGCTCAACAATTTGCGCATTTTGGTTTGCGATCGTTGCGAAGACATCCCACAACAGCAAAAACGTGCCATTGTTTTGACGGCGGATCCGTTGCCCGTGTTGAATGCGCGTGTGGAACCTTATACCGCAGATGAAACCAACTACCATACAACCGTTGTACCGCCAGTTATTGACCCAATTACGGGCCTCAATGTGGCGCAAGGGCAGTATTTGTTGACGCAAGATGGTCAATACATGGTTGAGCAGCCTGTTGGAAAACCAAACGGCCTCGAATCATATGCCATATCGCCTTTAAATGGCTCTGTGCACTATGGCGTTGTGTTGCCACTGTTGTCTGTCAACACGGACGGGTCAAACAAGGTTACTGTTACATGTAACGGTGTGCATGGGCTGTCTACAAATGATCAGATAAGTATTGAAGGGCTTACAAACACCGATGCATGCGGCTTTTACAGTGTTACCGAAAAAGCCGCATGCATCGGTGTTTGATGCGGCTTTTACAGTGTTACCGTAACAACGGCGACAGCATTTACTTATTTGACGGCTAAAACTATACCTGCAGCAAGCCTCTTGCAGTCGCAAACAGTGGCGAAAACTGTTATAGTTGGGCTTCCATATGACTTTAATCAGATACCGTTGGTGGGTTAGTACGCATGTCTAATACAACAATCCTCAATCTGCCTACCACCGCAGCACTCACTGGCTCGGAATATGTTGAAGCGGTACAAAGTAACACATCTGTCCGTGTTACCACCCAGCAGATTGCTAATCTGAACGCAAACACTGGGACAGTTACGTCTATCACGGCATCTGCGCCACTTTCTGGCGGAACTATTACCACGACTGGCACCATCGGGCTGCAATCAAGTGGGGTTACCAATGCCTATCTTGCGCCTATGGCTACTTTTACGATCAAAGGTAACAACACTGCTGGCTCTGCCAATCCGCAAGACCTTACTGGCCCGCAAGTTCTGTCGCTTATCGCTGGTGCGCCTCTTGCGTCACCTGCGTTTACTGGAACGCCAACTGCTCCAACTCCACTGAGCAGCGATAATAGCACAACCATTGCCACTACGGCTTTCGTCAAAGCCCAAAGCTACGGCGGCGGCACTGTAACGTCAATCACAGCTGGTGCTGGCTTGAATGGCGGGACAATCACTACATCGGGGACGATTTCATTACCGACAACTGGTGTTGCGCCGGGTTCATATGGTGATGGCGCTGACGTTGCGACATTCACGGTTGATTCGTATGGACGGATCACCTCGGCATCCACAAGCGCTATTACGCCAGCCACGATCGGCGCTGTGCCGACAAGCCGCACAATCACTGCTGGTACGGGATTAACCGGCGGCGGTGACTTGTCCGCTAATAGAACGCTGTC